TCCGGCTGCGGCGTCCGGGGGTATAGCCCCGGCGGATGGGCCCTGCGCCGCCGCCTTCAGCTCCTCGAGCTTGGCGATGAGCCGGTTCTTGTTCTTGATAAAGTGGTCGGGGATGCCCTCCAGGTAGTCGATGGGGTCGGTGATGATGCCGGTCTTGAACAGGTTGTCCATCGTCTGCACCTGCGTGATCTCGTCCCAGTAGCTGGACATGCCCACGTCGATGTTGAGCTTGAACTTGAGCTGCTTGATGACGCCGAAGTCGAACCGCTTCGCGGCGTCACGACCCCGGTCGTCCATCGTATGCACGATGCGCCGGCCATAATCGGTGCCCATGATTTCCAGCATGATGCGGATATAGTCCTCCACGAACTGGTAGAAGTTGAGCCGCTGCATGTCCAGCGGGATCGTCGAGGCCTTCGTCACGGCGATGATCGCGGACGTGTTTTCCGGCCGCACGTTGCCCAGCGCCACGTCGGTCGCACCCATGAATTCCTTCGTATGGTCGATGATTCGGTCGAGTATGATGAACACCTGGTTGCTCATATCAGCGTTCACCATAGGCCGGAAGATCGCCTTGCTCGGGTCGCCCTGCACGGCGATGGCCTCGCCCACTTTGTTGGAGATACCGTTCGGCAGGAAGCTCTTGTCATAGGCGACCTTCGGGAACGCCATGGACTTGATGTAGTGCATCGCCATCGCGTAAAGCTTGTTGATGAAGATCTGGTTCGGGACAAGCCCCGTAATGGCAGACGCGCCGTGGTAGCTGTTCTTGACGGCCTCCCATGGCATAAACGCGACAGGGTACAGCCTGTATTCGGTGTCCCACGGCTCGCGTATAACGACATTCCCGCACACCTTTGTCGCCCACACGGTGCCGGTGTCCGGGTCCTTCCAGAGCTTGATGAGCGCCGTAGCCAGGTTGTCCTGCGAATATTCTCTCATATACGTATTTGGGTCCTCGTCGCTTTGTATGCCGTCCGCCTCGCCCAAGGATACGCCGTTGTTCCTGGCCTCCCGCCTCAGGTCCTCCACGAGCTCGCGCATCGGCAATATGATATACGGCTGGTCCTGCACACTTCCGTCCTGCGGGTTTCCGAAGAGCACGTTTGTGTTGTCCACGACGAGCGCTCGTACCGTCCCCTTGGCTGCCTGGCCCGTCTCCGCGTCCGGGTCGAACCACAGGTACAGGCAGCAGCCGCCGTCCACGGCGGCGTTGCGGACGCAGACGCGGTTCTTGCTCTTGATCTTCTCATCCTCGATGATTTTGTCGATCTCCCGGCTGATGATCTCAATCGCCTCGCCGGTGCCGTTTTCATCCGTCTCAAGCTGGCTTGCGATGTCGTCGCTGACGATCATCGCGATAAAATACGACACAACACGGTGCAGCAGGTTGAGCACGGGCTTGTCCAGGTCAGGCGCGGAGACGCCTTCCCATTGCTTACCAATGTAGAAATTCTCGTTCAGCTTCACCGTGCCGTAGAGGTCCAGCTCCGCGTTGTACTCTACGCCCTTTTCGTATTCCTCCTGAATTGCCGCCGCGTCAGTCCTGATGGCCATCGTTGCTCACTCCCTCGGTTTTTTGTGATGTGCCGTTATAATTCCACAGGTTCTGCCATTGCCTGTCGATCGGCAGCCCGGGGGCTTCGCCCCTATTTACTGCCTCAGAATCAAATTCGCTGTGCTCTGCCTTGCCGCCCAAGAATCCCGGGGCCGCCCTCAAGCCCGCAAGCAGGGCCGCGGAGCACCCCGCGCCCAGCGCGAACCCGCAAATCAACGCGATTGCAGTCATATGCTTATTCTCCTGTCTATTAAAATTGTGTTATTTGATTTCACGATTTTCCACCTTCCCTTTATTAAGGAAAATGCCGCCAGCACGTCGGAACGCAACACTTTGACAGATAATGCGGCAGGGTGGACCTCCAACGGGGCTGCGCCTCAAGTTCTCTTGGTAGGGGCGGGGTTCCCGGTTGCACGGGCGAGCAGCGCCCGAAGGACGCGACCAGCCCATACCCACCCGTTATATAACAACGGTGAACGCGCCCTCCCGACCTGGAGAAAATAACTCCTGAGTTGCTCATTGCGACAGTATGGAGTAGGCGGCAAGTTGGATCTCCAACGGGGCTACGCCCCAAGCTCTCTTGGTAGGGGCGGGGTGGCGGCGGAGGGGATTTACAAGAAAAGCGCCCTGTTTGGGGGCGCAATCTCACATTATCATTATAGTCAGCCTGCATATGAAATCAGATGAAATCGTCTCTTGCTTAATTCTGCTAAATTCCATAAGTGATAAAGCTCCCGATTCCTTCTTCCCTTGCCCCTTCTGTTTCCAAGCTTCCTGCCTCAAACCGTATCAGCCTGTTCAGTGCCTGGCTCATCGCGTCCACGTCGTCGTCGTGCTTCCCATACGGGAACTGCGCGCACTCCTCAATGAACTCCTCCACCCACGGCGCGTCGCCGGGGTGCGGCAGCCACACGTTGCCGGATTCAATCGCAGGGCTGACGGCGTTCACGCGCGCAAGCTTCCCGCCCTCGGGATTCACGGCCACAATGCCTGGAATCTCGCGCCCCAGCGTCTGGATGATCGCGCTGCCGTTGGCCTTGTCCTCTATGAGGACGATGCCTGAAAAGCGGTGCCGTTGCACCATGCCCCGAATAGCGGCAAGCGTCGATGGAAAATCAAGCCTGCGCTTATCCCGGTCGATGAGATAAATATCGGCATTCCTCTTGCCCCATAGCTGAATGGAAACGAAATCATTGGTTTCGCCGCCCTTGAACGCGGCATCCACGCTTATAAGCGTCTGCACCATTGGGGGCAATTGTTCCCTTCGGTATTGCTTCCACCAGTGACGCTTTAATAGGTTGCCCTCCAGGCTCGTCGGCCGCCCCTGAAACAGCGTGTTCCAGGCCCGCAAGCCGCTCTGTGTCTGGAATCCTTTTTTGTATTGCGCAAGCCAATCGCTCCCTTTTCCAAGTTCCGGGCAAAGTGCTTCGCCCTCTATTCGGCCAAGCAAATCCTCTTTCTCCGCTTCGCATGGGATTCGGATATGCGTAACGGTTTCTTTCGGTTCGCAACGTAAAATCCTGCCCGGCAGGTCGTCCTCATGCCATCGCGTGGCGATCACTATGACCTTGGCATGCGCGGCAAGCCGCGTCTTGAGCGTCATGTTCCATTCCGTCCACTGCCGCTCGCGCAAGGTTTCGCTGTCCGCCTGCTCGGAGGATTTCATTGGGTCGTCGATAAACAGAAAGTGAGCGCCGTGGCCAGTGATCCCCGAGCCCAATCCGCGGCTGACGAAGCGGCCCGCGTACCCCGCAATCTCAAACTCGTCCGCGCGGTCGGCCGTTTTGCCGATCTCCACGCCGAAGAGTTCTCCGCCGAATTCCCTCAGCTTATCCTTGTTGGCCTTCGTGAACCGCAGCGCCGTCTCGTCGTTGTAGGACGCCAGTATGATTTTCCTGTCCGGCCATTTGCCAACGCACCACGAAGGCGCGGCTTCCGTGACAGTCATGGACTTGCCGTGCTGCGGCGGAGCCTCTATCACGAGTATCTCATATGCCAGTTCAGTATCGCGCTCCAGAAAATCCTGTACGGCGTTACATAGAAAAAGGTGAAACCTCCCCGGTATCCACAAACCCCGGTTCGTATACCACAAATAGAACCAATAGTGTTTCTTTGAGTACTCCGGGCATATCCCATGGATGGCCGATAGCATATCTCTGCGGCGCGCCGCGTCCAGCGAAGGCAGCTTTTCCGCAAATGCGTTCAGCGCGCGAGGCGTCAGTTCCATGGTCACCGCCTCACCCCTGTCCGCCTGCGGGGGGCGTGAGTCCCGGCGTCACATTCTTTTCCACCACATCGAAAAGCCCGGCCATCCCCGTCAGGAATTTTTGCGCCTCTTCCACGCTGCCGATCATGAGGTTGATGCCGGCCGGAGCAGCCTGCTCACGCCAGAGCTCGAAGTTGTTCGCCAGTGCGAATTTCGCGCCCGACGCCAACCCGTGATCAAACAGCTTCGATTCCGCGTACTCCTCCACGCGGGCTTTCGCGCGCTGCACGGCATCCCGGAATTGCGGCCTGTATTCATACCGCAGCAATGACGCCCTGCTGATGCCGATCGCCCGCGCCAAGCCCGCCATCGTATACGGTCCCGGCTCCCACGCCACGGTTTCGCCCTCGCGGTTAAGCACGGGCTTCCCCGTTTCGTCAAAATACCGCACTATTGCCTCTTCAAGCGCCTTGACCGTCTTTATTTTCAAGGGCCGGCCGCAAGCGCATCTTTTTTCGGTCATCATCGGAACAGTTTCAGCTTTCTTGATCGTGCCTTCCGTCTGGGGTTGTGCGGTGATTGCTGAAAGCGTTTTTTTTACTTGCTTTGTCAAGTCGATCCCCCTCTAAATGGGAAAAAGCGCCCATCGGAGGCGCTTTCATCCACTATTATTATATCACCCGAAAATGCGAAGAATCGTGAAATATGCAAGTCCTCACCCCAGTTTCGCCGCCCCTTCCTCATGAATCTGCATACACCTTCTAGCCGAATAATGCATGGTCCTTGCGACGCGCCGCCAGTCGTATCCCTCGAAATACCTCAGGCGCATCACCATTCTCTGCGCACCGGGCAGCGCATCCACGGCGCGCTCTGCGTCCGAGATCCTGGTCTCTGCCTCTACCACCTTTGCCAGCACTTCCCGCTCGATGTCCACAAGCTTTGCAATCTGCGAACTCATGATATCCGGTTCGGCTGTGCCGCGGGAGGCGCTCTGCCGAAGTTTATTCGTCGCGTAGCCGGCTTCGGAGCGCAGGCGGGCCGCCCGCTCGCGCTCCTTTACAATCTGCAGTTTCAGCATGCGGATATCCCGCAGTTCTTCCATCCAGCTCTTTTGCATATCTTCCTCCTTTGACCGTATTAACCCCTACCCC